CCGCGTCTTGTGATCTGTCTGTAATCTATCATTCCCCATGGTGAAAACTTCTTAGAGAAATCAACGCCTAATACATTTGTCACACGATTAATTAAGTAAGGCATATCGAAGAACCTTACGTTCCAACCTGTAATAATATCTGGACAATGATCAGGATGTGACCAAAAATCTAAGAACTTCATCAATAGACTTTTTTCATCACGACACCTTACATATTGTACAGGTTTTATGAGTGCTTTTTCTATATCGTAAGCGCCATAACCCCACACAACATATGTGTTGCTTTTGCTAGATTTGTATGTGATTGATAGTATTTTTTGATCAGCGCGATCAGGACGAGGGAAACCATCGTTATATTCTGTTTCGATGTCGATGTTAGCTACATCAACTACCTCTCTTTTAAATTCTATATCACGTGGAAACTTATCAGTTATAAATTGATGTAAGTAGTTATGATTTCCATAGATATATCTGCCAGAAACTTCTGCGTTTTGTTCTAACCAATTTTTTGCTGATCGCATATCATCAAATGGTAACGGTACAATATTATGACCGTCTAGCGATTTCCAACCAGTTTCTTTTTGACATTTAGTATAGAATGTCGGGCGAAACTGTTCTTTTCTATACACACGTTTACCATAGCTATCATAGCCACGATACAGTATAGAATTACCATAGCGAGTAACACAAGTATAAAATGACATTAAATCTCCTTATTCATAATATATTATACCAAACGGAGATGTAAATGTAAACAGTTATTTTACATTAATTCGAAATGAGGTCCATCGATAAATGGTCGTCGACCTTGAGATCTTCTTAAATCAATATATGCATTCATGGCGTCTTCTGATGTTCCTTCATAAGAACGAATATCTCCTTCTGACCATGCTGCTCCCCATTTAATAGCTACACCTTTTTCTTCTGCTGCTTGTTTAAACGCATCACATATATCATCATACACATTTAATTCCCATATTACATTTGATCCGTCATATGCAACTACATCAACCGCATGTGAATATCCGCTGTCTTGAATTAAGTGTTTAGATTTCATAGTTTGTGACCTTCCAGCAGCCACGAGTTTTTCCTGTTCTTCAACAGTACGTACACCATATGTAACGCCGAAATCGACTTTTGTCAACTCTATTGCGCGTTCAACAACTGCAACCATATCGGGGTGTACACCTTCTAATTTTTTCTTTGATCTATTTGAAAGATTAAATGCCATAAGCTTATCCTTTGTTCATGTTAATAAGGGCGAGTTTCCCCGCCCATATTATTTATATATCTTCGTTATTTTCCCAAGCCCACGTAAATAGATTAGCTATGAATTTACAGATCATATCCAGTATCGAAATTTATAGTTTGGACTAGAATTTCTCATCTCTTTCATACGTGTTTCAAGATCTGCTAGATCTTGAGATTGAGACAAGTATTTTTCATTAGCACTCATAGGTGGACGTGAGATTGCTTTAAGCATTCTCCCGAAGAAATTCAGCACTTTTGCCATTGGTTTTACCTCCAGTATTTATTGAAATTTTCTGGGGTCGCTTCTCTTCTGGTAGAACTACTTCTATACTGACAGTAAGAATTCCATCCGTTAGATCTGCACCACTGACTTCTGCGTACTCTGATAGTCTGAACGATTTTGAGAACTTTCGACCTGATATGCCTTTGTGGACATATGCTTCATCATTTCTTCTTTTCTCTCTATCACCTCTTATATACAACACATGCTCTTTAAGTTCGATAGTAATATCGTCCTTAGAGAAACCAGCTATTGCTAGTTCAATATCATACTTCATATCAGCAGATTTAACTACGTTATGAGGTGGATATGTATCGTTTGCGTGATTTGTGATTTTTTCGAGTTCGTCGAAAAGATGGTCGAAACCTAAAAAAGCGTTTCTTGGGAACATAAAAGTACCAGTCATTGTTGCCTCCTAATTTAGCAAGGTTAATTTATTTGGACCCGTTAACGGCATCCATTACTATATATACTAGTTAATTCTTATAATCAATTATTTCCAATGTTATATTTCGGACAAAGTTCCCATTCACTCTTCTCGCGGAAAGGTATAATCTTTATCTGACGTAACGGAGCCTTTGAGTCTGCCTTGTCAGGTTGTTCTATCGTTATAAGACCCCAATCACTCATCAGCGTTGCAATTGTATTACGTCTTGCAACGTCATTCTCTTCTAAATTAGATTTTTTTCCATCTAATAAAAAGAGCTCCTTAAAATGCACGATAAAATATCGTCCTTGTTTATGGAGTATATGACAACTTTGAAATAATTTGTTTTCTTTTCTTGACGCCACACCAATTCTCGTTAGTGTTTCGCGTACTTTTAAAAAATCATCTGGCTCGTTCAGCGTAACCTCTAGCATTGAGGCAGGTGACCATTCTACTATATTATTTTCTTCCACCTTTAAAAACCTTCTTTCTCAATTCAGTTATCTGATTGTCCGTGAGAAGATTATGAACCATACGTGCTTTTTCATTACTATATCCATAATACTCTTTTACTACGTCCAAATCAGTAGCGACTTCTGGTTTATTCCATTTACTAAATCGCTTTCGTTTCCTAACTATATTTATAAGAAAGTCAAATTGTAAACGACTATCCAGATGTGCATACTGGTTCATTTCATTTGCCATCAAAACAGTATCTTGAAAGTAAGATAAACCTCTATTGACCATAAATGGGTTATATTGTTTTTCTGCTATATCATCAACCATAATATCTTTTTTAGTATAGTTAATAGCATTTAAATAATCAAAAGGACTCATTTCTTTCGTACCGTATCATTAGCTTTTATTACATTTTTCATAATTGGCATTTTAACATCAAAATGTTTACCTGTTGCAACTAGCGCTTTAGTATCTTTAGGGAAACATGCACCACCGAATCCAAACTGTCCATCAGGTCCAGGTACTTGCATATGGCTAGATCCTATTCTATTATCCATAGAAGTAAGCGATACAACTTTATCGTAATCAATATCTGTCTTACTACATAAATTATGTATATCGTTAAAGAAAGAAACTTTAGTTGCAAGAAAACAATTTCTGGCGTATTTAGTCATTATAAGTTCTTCTATTGAAGCTTCGATTGTTTTAAACATAAAAAATACAGTAGACCAAAATGCATAATCTGGTCCGCCTATTAGAACATGTTCTTGATTCTCAAAATCTTCCATCGCAGTAGCAGCAACTAAAAACTCAGGACTAAAATTAAGACTTTTACCTTGAGTATCTAGATATCTCCATCTTTCTAAACTTACAGTGCTTTTAATTAATATTGGTTTATTTATTGGACAATACGTTACAACATCTTTAACTATTGATATATCGCACGATCCATTATTAGAGCTCGGAGTTGGGACGCATACAATATATCCATCAGAATCATCTTCTATTAAATTTCCATTATATGCTGGATCTACTATCTTTACTTCAACGTGTTTACTTAATACGTTATGTACAGCTTTTCCTACAAATCCAAATCCAATTAAAGTTATTTTCATAGTATATTATACCACATTTTTTGTTATTCGTAAACCCTATTATGTGTATCGCTGCATCTTATGAATGTAGCACACTTAGGAATGTCTTTTAATCTTTTAGCTCCAATATATGTACAAGTAGATCTTAAACTTCCTAACATATCTTGTATGGTAACTTTTACATCACCTTTATAAGGTACCTTTACATCTTTGCCTTCAGCTGCTCTGTAATCTCGTAAACCACCAAAATGTTTATCGTTTGCAGTTCCTGAACTCATTCCATAAAATTTTACGAACTTTCTTTCTTCTACAACTCTAGTAACCTGATCATTAGAACCAAATAACCTTGTGTTGTATTTTCTACTATCTATCTCATTAGTAACATGGTGCGAAGTTGTAACCTCACCACCACCTTGATCATGACCAGCTAACATACCACCTAACATCACAAAGTCTGCACCACCTCCAAAGGCTTTTGCGATATCTCCTGGACTAGTACATCCTCCATCTGCAATAACATGAGCGCCCAACCCATGAGCAGCATCAGCACACTCAATAATAGCACTAAGCTGAGGATAACCAACACCAGTTTGAATACGAGTCGTGCAAACGCTCCCAGGACCGATCCCCACTTTAACAACATCTGCTCCATTTATTATTAACTCCTGTGTCATATCTGCGGTTACTACATTACCTGCTATGATAGTTAAATCTGGATAAGTGCTTCTCATCCCATATATAAAGTGACTAAAATACTCTGTGTAGCCATTTGCAACATCTATGCAAAGAAACTTTAATTTTCCATCTGTCTGTTCGTATACATTAGCAAATTTATCTTCATCTCTTTTAGTAGCACCAATAGTCATAGCCGTATAATTTCCAGGCATTTTGCTTTCTGCATCAAAGTGATTGACAAGATCCATAGCTGGTATCGTCTTATTAAGACAAGTAAACATTCCATTTGAAGCAAGTACTTCTGCCATTTCAAATGTACCAACTCCATCCATGTTTGCAGCCATTATTGGTACACCATAAAACTCTCCATCAGAGTTTCTAAACTTCATGGATCTCCACAAGTTTACATCTTTTCTGCTTTCTGCTGTAGATCTTTTTGGTCTTAAAAGAACATTGCCAAAGTCTAATTTTAAATCATTTTCTAATAACATGTTTTATCCTGGCATCGTAAATAAAGCTCTTGTTCCGTCATTGGGAGGTCTCCTTGCAAATATTACCCATTTTTTAACTTGAGCACTTAAATGGTTCGGGTAATTGTCTTTTATAAATTCTTGCATGCTCA